ATTTTTGTTGTTAATAATTCTATCGCTGTTGTATTACGTACAAGATCATCCCTAGATTGTCTACCTCTATAAGATACAGAACCGACTGATACAAAACAGGCTGTCATTAATGCACCACCTACTGCTGCTGCTACTTCAACCATTCTTAACCTTTTATGTCTATAGTTATAGTATATATCATGTTTTAACATGGAAGAAAAAGAAAAAGAAGGTATAGAGTGGGGTGATTTATTTGGTCACGCTATAAGATTTTTAATTTTGACCTGGAGTTTATCAATGATGACATTAGGGTACATGGGTAAGGTTAGAATTGATGGTGCATTTACAGCAGGTTTAGTAAGTGGTGTATTAGGTAGCTATGGTATTTCAATAGGAAACAAGAAAAGTGGTCAAAATAACAGTAATAAGCCTAAAATAGGTGATAATAAGAGTAACAAATAGAAAACCATGAAAAAACTGATACCTTTAATATTTTTAATATCAAGTCCAGCCTATTGTGACGTAACAAGCAAACTACAAACTTCTGTATCAATACAGGTAAATGCAGCAGGTACGCAGGTAGAAAGGCTAGGAGGGTCATATAGTGCATCTGGTACTAATGTTGGTACATCTAACTCAGGAGATCAAGTAGGCGGTTTTAGCGTTAACTCAACTACAAATGCAGTAACTTTTGATGCAGGGCAATATTCCATTAATTCTAATGCTACAAACTGGTCACTAACAGAATCATTATTACAGCCTGATACTATGCAATCAGGAACATTAGATGTTGGTTCTGTTAATAACTTTGGTAATGTAACATCTACTGCTGCTGGTGTAGGTACAGGATTTGATGTAACTATTGGTTCAGATCATACAATTACAGATTTAGATGCAGGTGGAGCAGGTTCTGTAACTACAGGACAATTTGTAACTGAGGTAACTACAAAATAATGAATGAAAAAATTAATACTGCTACTGTTTTTATATGCCATACCTGTTAAATCACAGCCAATTACCCCAAATTTTGTTACAGGCACATCTAGCTCAACTACAAATTCAACTACCTCAATTCAAGAAATTATTACCTCTACGGATTTTTCTACAGGATATGAGTACACAGTTACAGGGGTTGGTGTATCTATGGATGGTGACAGCATTACACCACCGCCAACTAATATTAATGAAACTGTAAATGGTCAGGTATATACATGGACAGGATTAAATCTAAACAACAAACCAAACTGGACAGTATCAGAAGGAAATGCTTTTCAGTTTACAGAAACATACAAAGCACCTGGTCTACAAAACATAACAGTAATAAACAGGTCAATAGAATCAGAAAGCGTTGTTACTACTACTTCTGTATTTTCACAATAGGAATAATACCTGTAGAAGTATTTGCTAATGCTGTTTCACAATCAAATAATGGTTCAGTTACGAATATGGCTATACAATCAATAAATGGCAATATGACTACTCAGCAGTTTGGAAATAATATTGTATGTCAAGGTGCAACTTTATCATTTAGCCCATTTGTAACCTTTGGTGCTAACTATAGAAAACCATATAGAGACTATTACGAAACACCTTTTTATGATCCAACAGATGCAAATGATGATGGTGTACCTGATAATCCTGGTGATATTCTTTTTTATCAACAAAACTATAGCGGTACAAATAAAGACAGTTTTGCATTAAATAGTGGTTTTAGTCTTAACTTTACTATTCCCTTAGATCGCACATTACAATCTACCTGTGAAAAGGCTGCAACAACACAGGTAAAATTACAACAACAGATATTAGAGAATAAAAGATTAGATTGGCAGATTGCAAGAATACGTGAATGTGGATCTTTACTCGCTAATGGTATACGTGTAACAGAAGATAGCCCTTTTTATAATGTATGTGCAGATGTTTATTTAGAGCCTAAACCAAACCAAGTTATACCCCATACGCATAAAATTAAATAGATTTTTTAAAATATAAACTTCTTGCCTGTTCATAATCAAACATACACTCAGCAGGGTTATATTCTTGGGTTTTTATGCCATCTGGTGTTATATAAATAACTCTACAGGTAAATAAAGTAATAGAAGGATAGTTTTGATTTAACAGCGATACATAACCACCTATCTGCAACCTATGGTTTTTCTTTCTGTATTTAACTTGTGTCTTAAAATCAGCTAAACATAAAACACCTGTTTCCTTATGTTGTAATACTGCATCTAAACTACCTGCTATATCTCTTTTCCTGTCCACCATACGTAATTCATTAGCAACACAATCCCATGTATCCCACATACGATAATTAATTAAATGTTCTACCCATTGCCTATATTCCTTTGCATACGCTAATGCTAGTGTCTTATCTTTTGTTTCACACCATATCTGGGCAGCTTCATGTATTGCTGTACCACGTATTGCAGCCTGTTCCATATTTTTACTAACAAAATCACTTGTTTTTACTACATCACTAACAGATCTTGCTACATAGCATTTACGTTTTAGATCGTAATACTTATGTGGTTCTGGATAAAACTCTACAAAGGGATCTTGTACAAGAATATCTTTAATTTTGCTTTTCATATTCCACAGGATCAAAAGTTATTTTACCTGTAAGACTATTTCTATATTTTGGCAGTTTATGTACAGGAAGTGACGGAGTTGCACCACATTTTGTACGCAAGATACGTTTCCATTTACCTGTACCTGTTTCTCTTTCATAACCCATAGCTATAAACCAACCAGAAGGAGGTGTATCTAGATCCTTTTCTGTAATAAGACCTTTTTTAACCATTTTGCGTAATGTTCTAATGCCACTACCACCAAATAAACTATCCATTAGATTAAATTCCCCATATCATCAAACTGTACAACCTTTTGATTAGGATGCACTTTTTCTTCTTCTACAAATGGATTATTTATTTTCCTGATTGACTCATAATTTTTTATTGTGCAGCCCTTCCATGTACCTGCAAGAATACCAGCCTCTAACTGGTCTCTTAATATCTTTTCACCATACTTTTCTATAAACTTTTTATATTCTGTTATCTGTTGTTTCCATGCCTGTATTGACTTACTACCTTTTTTAACCTTCCAGAAATCATCTATAAGAGTTTGTAAATGTTTTAAGTCATCTGGTATTATCTTTTCTTGTTTTTCTTTTTTATTAATTTTTTCTTTTTGTTCTTTTCTTTCTAAGTCTTTATCTATGCTCTTATTGTCTAATTTCTTACTTTCAAACTTATTATCTTTATGTATATATAGTGCCATATTTTTTTCATTTTTGCATCTTGCATTGTACGCATCTTCCAGAAGCAAATTTAAAAATGCAGTGGTTGTAATGTATTTTGGCTTTATTTCTAGAATCTTAGTAATAAGTTCCATGTCCAAAGCTGGCCGTAAAGTGTTCATAAGTTGTCAATAAAATAAACAATATTTGTACATTAATTGACCATAAACAGAAAGTAAAATCAACCTTATAAAAAGCAGATTGTATTAATTCTTTACATGTTCTATATATGTGTTATCGTTAGCTCATAAGTCTAACTAATGCAATGTCCTGTACATTAGCAAAAAGAAATAGACGTATAAAAATGCTAAGAACACAGTTAGCAGGGATAAATGACCCCTATGAACTACTGGCAGAAGTGATAGCAGATAATGAACGATTAAGACAGATTATTAACACCCATGATTGCCATAAGGGTAAACCATAGCTATACTAAGAAAAATATTTAATATATGAGAGGTATGAAAGCTTATCTATTAGATGATAAGGAAATTGACTTAGTTAAAAGGTCTATTAGTAAATTCTGGACTTATGCACTAGAAAAAAAAGATGTTGAACTATGTGACCAACTAGAAAAACTACAAAACAAAATCTATAAGAGACACCAATGACTAAAGAAATAACCGCAGCCCTATGTAAGTTCATACAACAGGTCGGCACTATAGAAGAAAAAGATAATGCACAGTTTGGTGAGTTTGCTGACCTTTCTACTGTTCTTTCAGTTGTTAACCCTGCTTTAGCTGCTAATGGTTTATCTGTAATACACACAACAAAGATAGTAGAAAGTAGAAATGTTTTAGTAACTAACCTTATGCATACATCTGGTGAAGTAATAACATCTGAATACTTACTACCTTCTGCAACTAATGTAAGAGGCAATCCTATGCACGCAGAAGGCGGTGCTTTAACTTATTTTCGTAGATATTGTGAACTTGCAATACTAGGACTTAATGCAGGTATCCCTGATAATGATGGTGACTTTGCAGATCCTAAAACAACAAAAGTTACACCAATAACAAAGAACAAAGCCGTAGGTATGCCTACAATATTAGATGAAGAAACTAAACAGTATTACCTAAAACTTGTAGGCTCATTACTTGTTAAAGATAAAAAACTCTACAACACACTTGCAGATGCCTTATATATAGAATTTGATTTTAACAGAAATAAAAAATTATCAGAAAATATAACCCTACCAAAACACGTTACTTTTATAGAAGAATGGATTGCTGCTAACCAATGATTAATGACCCACTTAAAAATAGACCAGATGATGTTGCCGCTTCTAAT